ATGAACATGATTGCCAAAGAAAAGCCGGACGCAATGATGCCTGATCAGGCGTTAATTCCGGTGGCGCAGATTGACGTTGGCGAACGTCTGCGGACGATTGACCCTGACTATGCGGCCATGATTGCGGCCAGCATGCTGGAGGAAGGTCAGCGCACCCCGATTGAAGTGCGTAAGGCCGGAAAGCGTTACAAACTGATTGCCGGTGGACACCGCCTTGAAGCGTTTAAGCTGGCGCAGATTGAGAATGCCTGGTGCGTAGTCAAAAAGGTTAATGATGATGAAGCCGAACTGCTGGAGATTGATGAAAATCTCTGCCGCCGTGAACTGAGCGCACTGGATCGCGCTACCTTTTTGGCGCGTCGGCAGGACGTTTATCAGAAGTTGCATCCGGAAGTTCAGGCGGGCGGAGATCGGAAGTCAGATCAAATGCTCAAGCTTGAGCATTTGATCCCGACTTTCAGTAAAGCTACCGCCGAGAAGCTCGGGTTGTCCCGTCAGACAATCGATCGCTCTATTTCTCGATTTAAGCATATTATGCCTGATGTGCGCGAGAAAATTTCCAGCACATGGCTGGCAGGAAGCGGTGCGCAGCTTGATGCACTGGCCAAAGAGACGCCCGATATGCAGCGGCAGATTGCAGAATTTGTGGCGCAGTGGCCCGGCATCAGAAATGTGTCCGAGATCATCCGGCAACTGAAAAACCAGCCCAAGAAAGCGCCGCCCTCCACATACGACAAGTTGGTGGCGCTGTGGAACAAGGCGGATCAGGCCACGAAATTACGGTTTCATGAGTTTCTGGCCCCAACGCTTGAGTTGGAGGATGTGGCGTGATCACCCAGGCTCAATTTGACCATATCATGGCGGAGCGGATTGGTGCGTTGATCAAGCGCGAGCGTAAGCGCTCCGGTTTGGCTCAGGATGAGCTGGCACGGCGCAGCGGCTATTCCCGTGTGACGGTGAAAAAAACGGAAGACGGTCGCACCCTGCCGCGCCTTCCTGTTCTGTTTGCTCTTCTGTGGGAGTTGGATTGCACCCAGTCCGTCTGGGATGAAATTTCCCGGATCGATGCCTGCCTGCGGGCGCAGATGAAGCGGGAGGCAGCATGAGCCGGAAAACAGACACCCGCCAGCTCTCACTGCTGGATTGGGAGCCTCCCGTTATCACCACGGGCTACGACCCTATGTTGGTTCGGGGGAACACGTTCGAGTTCAAGCTATGCCGGGCGATTTCCGTCACGCTGGAAGAGTGCGGGCAGTCCAGGCCCGAGGTAGCTGAGCGCATGAGCGATATCATGGGTCGGTCGATCAGCGTGAACATGCTGAACGCCTATGCGTCGGGCCAGCGGGAAGATCATCAGATCAGCGTGCCACGGTTTAACGCCCTTATTGGAGCCACTGGCGACATGCGGCTGGTGGAATTTCTAGCCGAGCCGCGTGGGTGGGCTGTGATTGAGCGCCGGTATCTGAAGGCAATCCAACTGGCGGCGGTTGCTGAACGCAGGAAAGAACTGACACGCATGGAGAACGGCCTGCGGCGTCAGTTGGGAGGACGGTTCTGATGTTGAGTAGTGTTCAGTGGTTTTCGCCTGCTGAACTGGCAGCGATGGGACTTCCTGATATGCCATCCACAAAACAGGGAATTGCTCACCGTATAGAAATTGAAAACTGGATGGCCCCTGAAAACGAGGGCAAATCTTGGCGGCGGCGTTCTGGGAAAGGTGGTGGGTATGAATTCACGCCATTCGTCCTGCCACTTCCTGCCCGTGCGGCACTGGCTATCAAGGCGCAGGATGCAAAGCCGGTTGATGAGGAGATGGAGAAGCGCGAACGGCAGGATATCTGGCGGCGGTATGATGCTCTTCCAGATGGGCTGAAGGCGCGTGCTGAGAAGGCTCACCGCATTCTGATGGCGGTGGAGATGCTGGTGGATGCAGGATGCCGCAAGAAGATTGCAGTCTTGCAGATTGCCCGCATGGAAGGCGTGGGCGCGACCACCATCATGAACTGGTATCGGGACGTGCGCGGCCTGAACCGTTGTGACTGGCTGGCTGGCCTTGCGCCGCATTATGCGAAGCGTGCCGAGCAGGTGGAATGCCCCAATGAAGCTTGGGATATTCTGAAGGCTGATTATCTGCGGCTGGAAGAGCCCACATTCAATTCCTGTATGCGCAGGCTTGAGGATTTGGCGAAGAAGAAGGGCTGGAAGCTGCCATCTGCCAAGACGTTGAAGCGCCGCCTGGACACGCTGCCGCCTGAACTGCTGACACTATGCCGGAAAGGAGAACAGGCTTTGAAGGTGATGTTCCCTGCCCAGAAGCGTGACCATACGGTTTTCCATGCACTGGAAGCGGTCAATGCGGACGGGCACAAGTTCGACGTGTTTGTGAAATGGGTCGAAAACGGAAAGGAGACAATTGTTAGACCAGTCTTGGTCGGCTTCCAGGACATTTATAGCGGCAAGATTTTGTCCTGGCGTGTGGATGTTTCTGAAAACAAGGAATGCGTGCGTCTGGCCTTTGGTGACATGGTTGCCAAATACGGCATTCCGAAAAAATGCTGGCTGGATAACGGGCGCAACTTTGCCAGCAAGTGGCTGACGGGCGGCGTTCAGAACCGCTACCGGTTCAAGGTGCGCGATGATGAACCGATGGGCATCCTGCCGCTTCTGGGCGTGGAAGTGCATTGGGCGACACCCTATAGCGGGCGGTCAAAGCCGATTGAGCGCGCGTGGCGTGACCTTGCGGGTGATCTGGCTAAGCACCCGCGTTTTGCCGGGGCTTATACGGGGAACACCGTTACCAGCAAGCCGGAAAACTATGGAAGCACGGCTGTGCCTCTAGAAGTCTTTCTGGAAGTTGTGTCTGAAGGTATCCGTGAGCACAATGCGCGGCTCGGACGGCGATCTGATGTGTGTCAGGGCAAGCGCAGTTTTGACCAGGTGTTTGCTGAAAGCTATGCGACGGCCCAGATCATCAAGGCTACGGAAGAGCAGCGCAGAATGTGCCTGATGGCAGCCGAAAGCGTGACTGTGGCGCGGCGTGACGGGGTGATCACACTCGCTGATAACCGTTATTGGGCAGATTTCCTGCATCAGCACAAAGGCACGTCAGTGGTCGTGCGCTTTGATCCGCAAGGCATGCATGATGATATCCATGTTTACCGGATAGATGGAACCTATCTGGGGGCTGCTCCCTGTGTTGAGAAAGCAGGGTTTAACGACAAAACCGCAGCACAGGCCGCTGCCCGCCAATACAAAGCATTCCGCAAACTGGCCAAAGACTTGCGTGAGGCTGAAGTAAGGTTGGACGCGAAGCAACTGGCAGAAGTCTTCACCAGTGAAGATGTGCCCGAGGAAAACCTGCCAGAGACCAAGGTTGTCAGGCCATTCCGCCCAGCGGTTCCTGTGGCACATGGAAATGCAGCTGTGGCTGTAGATCATGATTTTATGGAAGACGACGACGATGAAGAAGTCTCGCAAGTAATAAGAATGCGCGAATTCATGCGCGAGCAGCGGTAATTACTTTCTAAAAGGCCACTAAAACATGTCTGAAATGGAAAATGGCGTCGCCGTATTGGGCGACGAACGGGGAAGCTCAACCTGTGACACGCTGCGCACGCGCGTTCGGGCACAGATGGAGAGCGATAGTCTGTCAACCAAGGCCGCATCGCAGCAGGCCGGGCTTGGATACAGCACGCTGAGCGCATGGATGAATGGAAACTACAACGGCAACAATGAAGATGTTGAAATTAAGCTGAGCCGCTGGCTGGAAAGCTGTCGGACCAGCACAATGGTGCGCCGGGCTATGCCAAAGGAGCCTGAATTTCTCGAAACGCCATCATCGCAGATCTGGATGAGTGTTTTTGAATATGCGCAGGCAGGCCCTGATATTGGCCTCATTACTGGCAATGCTGGTGTGGGCAAAACCATGTCGGCAGAAGAATACAAGAAAAATACACCCAACGTCTGGATGATGACAGCAGACAGCAGCATGCGTTCTCCTACGGCTATTCTGCGGGAACTAACGGAAATTCTGGATGCTAATGAAAAACGCGGTCCACGCATGATGGCATCTGTCATCCAGCGTGTGCGTGGCACACGTGGCCTGCTGATCGTCGATGAGGCGCAGAACCTGACCACAGAAGCTATTGACCTATTGCGAACCATATTTGACCGAGGGCAAATCGGCCTGGTGTTTATGGGTAATGAGCCCTTGCGTGGGCGCATTGAGGGAATGGGGCGGCAGACCACGCATGCTCAGATTTTCTCCCGCGTGGGTATGCGGAAAAACCGAGCAAAACCTCAGGTGAAGGACATCCTTCAGGTACTGGACGCATGGGGAATTGTTGATAGCAACCTGAGAAAAATATGTCGCTGGATTGCTATGCAGCCAGGCGGTCTGCGCACGCTCAACAAGACACTGCGGTATGCGTTCATGTTGGTCGGTGCAAGCGGTCGAGATGTGCTTGCCGAAGACGATCTGAAAGTATCCTGGAAAGAGCTGACAGGCATGGAACTGCCCAGCTTTGCTGGTCGGGAGTAAGTGGCGATGGGAAAGAAACCAGCAAAAAAGCCGGAAGTTATTGTGCCGGCCCACTCTGAAGATGAAATTTCCACCTTGTATAATGAGGTTACTGATCTTGTATCAGTCCAAGTCTCCATGGGGCCGGAAAGCCGTGGGTTGATCAGGAGTTTTCTTACAGGACTTGACGAAAACCTCACCGTGGCAGACGTGAAATCGGCCCTGGAGGCTGACTGGTCATGAAGTGGAAAACCTTCACACCCAATCAGGCCGCTGTGTTGTGGCTGATGCGCGAGCATGGCGCAGCTGTGTTCCGTGATGGGTTCCGTCGCTTGAGCTGGGCAGTAACGCCCAGCGAAGGACTGACGATTGATGGCCCCAACCTGATCCGTGATGCACTGCTGGCCCGTGGTCTGATTGCCACCACCACTGCAGGCTATGTGCTGACCGTGGCTGGGCAGCAGGAAGCGCCAGCGCAGAAGGCAATGCCCCGGCGTGTTGCTGAGACGCGCCTGCAACTGGAGCCAGTCTGGCTGACAGACGAGCAGATGCAGACTGTATCTGAGTGGTTCCCGCGCTCGCATGGGAAGCCGCGTCTGGATGACCGGGCGATCCTGAGCGGTATTGTGATGGTGCTGCGTGAAAACCTGATGTGGCAACAGGCTCCTGCTGTTTTCGGCGGGGAGATGGCGCTGCGCAGACGGTGGAACCAATGGGGTGCATCTGGCGTGCTAGATGCTGTGTTTGCGCACCTTTTCGAGCCGACCAGCAACGGCCCGCGTCTGGTTATCACTGACACGATGCTGACCAAAAACACCAGCGGACGCAGAGGCGTCGCACTGGGCTGGTTTGAAACAATTATTTCAGCAGAAGAACTGGAGGCAGCATAATGTCTTTACTGGAAATGCCCAGCCCGTCTGATGTGTTGCGGGCCGTTGTCGAAGGCAGCGTCTACAGTCGTCCTGATCGCTTCAGTCCTCTTTTACAGGATATCCGATCTTTGTTGCGCTCATTGGGGGGCGACGTAACAGCGGGTAGCCTCGCGCATACTGTCCGGCAGGGTGTCTATTTCCTGCGCACCGCGCATCAACGCCGTGACCTGATGGCAGAGTTTTTTGAAAGCTATCCAGTAGCTACAACGGCGGCAGAAATCCTCAAAACCATGGAGCAAGTGTGATGGCCCAGCCGATGCAACAGATCAGCCTTGTGGCGCAACAGTTGCGCCAAGGGGCCAGCGCCTACGCCGAGCAGCGGGTGTTCACGTTGCTGTTTAACCAGGACAGACAGGAAGCAGCCATTTGGATGGCGCGTTTGGCAGATATGCTGGATGCTGCGGAAAAAGAGTTGGCATCAGTTGGTGAAAAGCTGGCGCGTGCCCAAGTGCGTCTGCCCGTCATTATTGATGCGGAATACACAGAGATACGGGCATGAGCGCCCGCATTGCAAAAGATGCCCTGATGACAGCGTGGGTGCACGGATCTGGCCGGATTGAATTTCGCCCTGGCGTTGGGTTTCCTGACGGCATGTTGCCGCTGTGCTGCGGCACTCGAGACGCTATCCGCGCCGCACTGAAAGCACGCGCCTGGAATGGCCAGTATTACGCCGTGCCGGGAATGACGGACCGCATGAGCGACCAGCAGGCTTACGAGTGTCTGGAAAAACTTCGTGTCAGCCTGACGGGTATCTCGTCCGAGCTGATTTCCTATTACTCCGCAATGAACAGGAGAGACGTATGAGCGGCATCACCATGACCGTGGATGTTTCTGCTGCCCTGTCCGCACTGCGGACTGGATTGCTCAAATTCATGACCAAGGAGCAGCCGTTAGCAAAAGAGGCTGCGCAACAGCTGAAAGATAAAGCTGGGCGTCTTAATCTTCGCATCCAGAACTCAGGGAAGCAGCCTGATCTTGGCGCTTTGGCAGACGATGCAGAGGATTTGACCATTCTGGCTCTGTATCTCGCACTGATGCTGCGGGGATACCAGAACGCGCAACATCAAGAAATGCAGGCTGCCAGCGCAGCCACGAAACACTGAGGAAATACCATGGAAATTAACCGCGAAGGCATGGTGGAGAACGTGCTGGGCGAGATGCAGGCACGGAAGCTGTTTGGCTATGCGGCTCTACTGCAAAATGATTATGCAGAGCGCCTTGTCGAGCTTGCTGAGGCTGGATCTGCCCTCATGGAAGACTTGAAGCGTGAAATGTTTGAAATACTCGAAGAGTATGAAGACAAGATGAGCGAATATTATGGTGCCGGGAAAGCCAGCGGAAAAAGTGGCCGCATGGAACTTGAGAGCATTCCGTGCAAACGAAAGGTCAAGGTAGAGGTCTATCGCCAGCAACGGACTGACGGCAGCATTATTGCTGCTCAGAGTCTGGTGCGTGAAATCCTTGATGATCTCACGGATGATCTTGAGCCCTGGGTTGGGGACTTGCTCAAGAGATTGTTGCAGATGGATGACGGAATCGGGACTGTCAGTGTCACCGCTCTGAAATCTGCCAAGAAGTGCGAAGTGCCGCATCCGAAGTGGCCGCTTGCAAGGCAGGCCATCGAAGCCAGCATTCGCACGGTGCGTTCCCGTCGCAACATCCTATTCTATCGTGCAGATGAGCCACGCGATTACGCACGGGTTCCTATGAATTTTTCCGAACTTGGGGGTGGACAATGAGCAGGAAATTTAACGTCAAGGTGGAGAGTGACGTCCTCGTGGTTCTGCGAGAAGAAGCTTTCACGCCAGCCTTCATGGAACAATTTCGTGAAAATTTTTTCTCCTTTGATGAACTGCATGAGCATGCCGAGCACATCGGTCGTTTGTTGGCCTCCGGCATGATGGAAGATGTGGGACGTGGGTTTGGTGATGATCAGTTTGTCGAGGGGTATGGTCGAATTGGAGATTTTGTAAGGCAAGCGACATTGGAAGGGACAGACGCAACTTCGACGAAGGAGAGCGCAGCGTGACCGTGAAATTCGACGCAACACCGGCGGAAATGCGGACCATCAAACGGATTGGCCGTCGTGCTGCCGTGCTGCTGCGGCGGCACGGGAGTGACCAGAACTATAGCGCCATCCGGCTTTCGGTCATCATGAGTCTGAACGCTACCCACTCCAACGGATGCCCGCTGGATCTGGAACGCCTGGTGCAGGCTGATGACTTCAACCTGCTGCATGATGTGGTGGGCATATCGAAATATATCGACACGGAGACCGGCAAGCTTACCCAGTGCTTCCTGCCCCGGTTTGCGAAGCAGGAGTGCGCGGCATGAGAACGCGAGAAGAGCAGATTGAAGAGCTCGTAAAGAACAATGAATCTGATCTCTGCCATGCTGATTATTCTCCCGATGATTTACGCATGTTTCTGAATGCAGCCATTCAAGAGGCAGAGCTGCGTGTCTTGGCAACAATCGGAGCGGATAGTGTTCGCCTGGACTGGTGGGAAGAACATCTTCCCGACACCGAAGTGACATGCACGCTTGAAGGTCGGACTTATGCACTGCGTTGGAGTGCTAAATCTAAAAAGCGTGGGCGCGGAAAAACACTCCGTGATGCCATTGATGATGGATGCAAGAAATCAGGGTGGCGGGTATGAAACAGAAACGCACATTCCGCAGGCCGGTGCGGCAGGATAGCAACCGGGACGGTATGGTCCGCAAGTTGCATGTGGGGCGCAAGCAGCTGGGGCTGGAGGACGCGGATTACCGCGCGCTCTTGCAGCGGGTGACCGGCAAGACGTCCTCAACGCAATGCAGTGAGGGAGAGCTGGACCTCGTGCTGGCGGAAATGAAGCGGCTGGGCTTCCGTGGGAAGAGTCCAAGCGGCAAGCCGCATGTGCGCAAGGTTTATGCGCTGTGGGGTGATATGGGGCCGCTATTGCGGTCTGGAGGAACCAAAGAAGCGTTGCGTGCGTACGTGCAGCGCATGACCGGCGTGAGTGCGCCAGAGTTTCTGGACGAGCCTAGCGCCCGGAAGGTGATTGAAGGGCTGAAGGCGTGGCAGAAGCGACTGGAAGGTTCTGCATGACACGCAAAGCAGTCGTGTCCATTGGTTTCCGTGAATATGCGATGTCTATGACAGATGCGGCAACGCTTATGAAAATTTCAGAGCGTGCCACCCGTGTTGACCCGGTTGATGGAACTTTTGATAAATTCACTGTCGTGAAAGATGCCAAGCCTTTTGCCATTCATATGCAGATCGCAGAAGTGAGTCAGAAGCCGAAGCCGAAGGTTATCCCCAAAAGCCACAGACTTACACACGAGAAGCCCAATAAAGATATTTTTGACTAAACAGGAAAAGCCACTCTTCGGGGTGGCTTTTTTTATGCGCTGGATACTCGGGACGAAAAACGGTAGAGTGTAAAAGCAGTGTGGCGCTAAGCTGATTTTAAGCGCCTCTGAAAAGGCTTTTAAAACACTCCAAAACTGAAAGGCGTCTCTGGTGCAACCCCCATTATCAATCGCGTGGCTTGTTGATGCCGTGGGGGAAGATGCTGCGCTGGAGTTTATTGACGGCAATGCGGGCCGTCGCCTTAAAATACCCCGGACCGCAGATGGCAGCCAGTTGGTGGAACTGTATGGCATGGCGTTGGCGCAGGCGTTGGTAGACAGAAATTATGGGAACGACGACTATCAGGTTCCCTTGGTGCGTGGCTGGCGTGCGCATATGTTGGCAAAACGTGGCTGCTGCAATAATGAGATTGCAACACGTCTTGGCACGTCGTGGCGCAATGTGCAGAAGCTGCTGAAGCAGGCTCCGGTTGATCGGTCCAGGCGTGACCGTCATCCTGCTGGGCAACTGGATATTTTCAGCCTGTAAGATGATGGGGGGCGAACGTTTCCGCCCTGCTTTGATCAGGTGATGGCCCCTAGTGTTGGGGCATGCGAAACAACCTCTCAAAATCGCTGGATTTCACGATGGCTGCCGAAGGGGGCTATCAGTGCAACCGCTCGGACGATGGCAACTGGAGCGGTGGCCGCGTGGGGCGCGGTAATCTGGCTGGCACGAAATACGGCATTTCCGCAGCGCTGATGGCACTTGTGATGGGTTCGGTCGTCTCTGTGACGTCAACCATCATGCGGCGCGTCACCATTGGTCAGGCGCGCTCTATCGCCACCGAGCGGTTCTGGCAGGTAATGCGCTGCGGCGATCTGCCAGCCGGTGTGGACGTGATGTTGTTCGATTTCGGGTTTAACTCCACCCCTGAGCGGGCTGTGGAACACCTGCAGACTGTCACAGGCGTTGCGCTTGTTGATGGATTTATAGGGCCGGACACCCTGTTTGCGGTCGAGAATGCTGCGCTCCACCGCATCGCCCCATTCCTCTCCCGTGATTATGCCGAGCAGTTTCAAACATGGCTGGGTGTTTCCCCTGATGGCCACATTGGCCCTCAGACCTTGCGGGCCGCTGCAGAGCAGCAGGCTCACGATGCGATGCTGGTCTATGCGCTGGCCTCCCAACAGGAGGCTGCATACCGCAGTTTCAAGAAATTTTCCGTTTTTGGTGATGGTTGGCTGAACCGGCTGGAGGCGCGTGTTGCCATTGCGCACCAGTTTCTGGCCGCGCGTGATGCGCCTGCCGCCGTGGCCTGAAATCAAATGGACAAGCGTGTCCACTTGATCCGCATGGGCTGGGTGGGCGCGCCTGGTCTGCAATCTGATTGGCGCAGACGCACCGCCGCAAGGGGTTTGCAACGCTTGCAAATCCTAATGAAAGCACACGCATGAAACTCGCAAGTTTTCTGCCGTCTCTATTCGGTCTGCTCGGCAATGTTGGCTCTGCAGCACTGGGCGACAAGATGGCCGCTTACAACACAGCAGCCCAGACTGCGGTCAAAGCCGCTGTGACCAAAGTGGATGATGGTGTTGATCACCTTCAGACTGCGTTCAAAAACTGGGAAGCCAACAATCCTGTTGCGCAGGAAGCCATTGATGGGACCATTGGTCTGCTGCGCGATCTGGGTATTGCCGTGCCCAAGGAAGACGTTGTGGTGACACACGTCAAGGCGGCCATTGCTGATCTGGCTGGCATTTTTGTGCCTGTGACCAGCACGGCTGCTGTCCCTGCCGCGTCTACCGACGCACAGGCAGGCTAAGCGGATGACCTGGGAGACCTTGCTGCATGCATTGACTGTAATCGGTGGTTTAGGCGGCGCTGCAGCACTGGTTCTTCTGGGTCGCCACCGCGCCCTGGCAGAAAGCCATAACAAGCTGGCTGCCTCCTGCAACAGCCTGACAGCGCGTGTTGTGGTTCTTGAGGCCACTCTCCCCGAGGTCCGGGAGCAATCCATGATGCTGTCCCAAGTCAAGCACACGCTCGACCTGGTGCAGCGTGATGGGAAGAATAACAACGAACTGCTGCACACGATCATTCGTGGGCATCTGGGTGACAAATCATGAAAAATCGTAAGAAGCGCAGCGCGTTCCGTCGGCGTCCGGCCGGGCCGTTCAAGAAGCGCAGCGGTGGCAGATGTGATCCTCGTGTTGAGGATTTTCACAAGATTCATTTCCAGATGATGGGCGCAATTGAGCGATTGACATCAGCACTTCTTCCTCTTGCCCGTAATTTTAGGAGTTTTTCAGTATGAGCCCTGCAACTGAGATTGCTGCCGACCGGCGGCGGAAAGTTCTGGACGCGCTGGCGCAGATGCGTGATGGGCAGCTTTCTGAAGACGTGATCCTGCGCGCTGTCTGCGAGACGGGCCGCGATACTGACCGCGATACCATGCGGGATGATCTGACATTCCTGCAGCATCGTCATTGCGTTGCCATTGAGAAACTGCCGCGCCACGCTGGCGAACTCTGGCTTATCCGCCTGACGGATGATGGTCTGCGGGCTGCGCAGGGCGCGTTGATTGTGGCCGGTGTAGCACGGCGCACGGTGGGCTGAGCAATGGCGCGGCCCTCCTCCATTGATCAACTGGAGCCAGAAATCCGTGAGGAAATCGGGCGTCTGCGTGGTCACGGTCACACGCTGGACGAGATACTGGCTGCGCTCCGCGAGTTGGGCGCGGAAGAAATCAGCCGCTCAGCGCTCGGTCGGCATGTCAAAAACATGGAACAGATTGGCGCGAAGTTGCGTCACTCTCGCAATATTGCGGAAGCTCTGGTGCGGCAGCTGGGGGATGCTCCGGCCTCCCGATCTGCGCAGCTGAATATCGAACTGCTCCATTCCGTCATTCTGGATCTGAACCTGGCATCCGAAGAGAAAGCGGATGCTGATGGTCTAGCGGCCCTCAGGGGTAACCCTGAAGGCATTATGCTGCTCTCCAAGGCGATTGATCATCTGACCAAGAGCGCCAAGGCCGATATCGAAAATCAGAAGGCAATTGAAGAGCGGGTTGAAGCGCGGGTGCGTAAGGAAACCGACGGAAAGCTCAAGGATGCCATGAAAAAGCAAGGTCTAAGCAAGGACGTTGCGGAACAGATCAGGAAGCAGGTGTTGGGGCTGTCATGAGTGACCAGAAAGACGATCAGGAAAAATGGCCTCTGCTGCCATACCAGCGTGAGGCAAACGAGATGATCATGCGTCACGATGTGACGGTGATTGAGAAATCGCGCCGGATTGGTCTGTCTTGGGGAATCAGTTGGCTGGCGGCTTTTGTTGCATCCTGCGCCCGCGATGCAGGCGGGATGGATGTGTTTTACATGGGCTTTGAGAAGGACATGACCCGCCAGTTTGTCTCTGACACGGCGGATCATGCCAAAATTCTGGAAATTCCGGTTTCAGAACTTGGTGAGACACTTTTCATTGACCCGGAAAGCCCTGACAAGGATCTGAAGATTTTCCGGCTTGATTTCGCATCAGGCTATGAAGTTCTGGGCCTGCCATCTGTTGCTCGCGCGTTTCGATCCAAGCAAGGGCTCGTGATTATCGACGAGGCAGCCTTTATTGATGATCTGGCTGCAGTGCTGAAAGCCGCCTTTGCGCTGCTGATCTGGGGTGGCCGCATCGTGATTGTTTCCAGCCACAATGGCGATGCCAATCCCTTTAACGAACTGGTCACGGAGATCCGTGCTGGGAAGCATCCTGATTACGGTCTGATGCGCATTACCTTTGATGATGCATTGGCACAGGGGTTGTATAAAACCATCTGTGCCCGACAGAAAAAGGACTGGTCACAGGCGGCGGAAGCCGAATGGCGGGAGAAAATCATCCGCCAGTATGGCGACGGTGCTGATGAAGAGTTGTTCTGCATTCCGTCTCCCACGACGGGGGCTTATCTGCCTCTGTCGCTGATTGAAGCCCGGCAGACGCCTGAGGCGAAAGTTATCCGGTATTCCTGCAAAGCAGAGTTTGCGCTTTTGCCTCAATATGTGCGCGAAGCTGAAGTCGAGATGTTTTGCGAGGAAGAACTCAAGCCGCTTCTGAATGGGCTTGATGTCCGTGTGCCCCACGCTCTGGGCGAAGATTTTGGACGCAGCGGCGATCTGACGGTGTTGTGGATACTGGCTATTCTGCAAAGCCTGAAGCGGACGACGCCTTTTGTGGTGGAGCTGCGGAATGTGCCGTTCGAGCAGCAGCGGCAGATCCTGTTTTACATTATTGACCGCCTGCCACGTTTCCGGGCCGCCAAGATGGATGCGAGGGGCAATGGTCAGTATCTGGCCGAAGTGGCGGTGCAGAAATATGGCAGCCGGGTTGAGGCGGTCATGCTGTCCGAAGGATGGTATCGGGATAATATGCCACCCCTTAAAGCAGCCTTTGAGGATGGCACGCTTGATATTCCTGCCGACCGGGACATTCAGGATGATCTGCGGGCTTTGAAAATTGTGCGTGGGGTGGCGCGTATTCCTGATGCACGCACCACCGACAAATCTGGAAAGCGCCATGGAGATGCTGCTGTAGCCCTGGCAATGGCGAATGCCGCCAGTCGGGCAGACGTCATGGAGTATGGCTTTACAGCCGTGCCTAATCCCCTGTGCGCGAACACTGATCCGAATGTCAGCGGTGAATGGCCCATTGAGCGTGAATTGATGATGGAGCGGTCTGGCATGCGCGATGCATCCGGCCTGCATGGGAGTGTGCGGTTATGACCGACGTGCAGTGGATCTGTCTGACCATTCTGGCAGCGTTTATTTTTGCTTGGTCCGCCTGGATTATTTGGGCGGTGTGGCAGGCCAGCCAGAAGAAACAGGCCGCCGCAGATAGCACTGAAGAGAAACAGGAAGACGATCTGGTTGTAGACGTCACCCAAAAGATGGCTCAGGCACAGGCGGATGCTCCGGCTGATGATGCGGCGCTGCAGGCGCGCCTGAAGGCAGGCACGTTGTGATGCTCATGCCCCGATCCATGCGTTTTCTGATGGTTTTGACGGCACTGGCCCTGGTCGCACCGTTACTGAGTGGATGCGAGAGTGTCCGTTATAAAACCGTCTGCCCCACATTGGTGACGTATTCGCTGACTGACCAGACGCAGCTGGCGCAGGAACTTGCGGCTGACCCGCAGGCGGTCATGACCCACCGTGTCGTGCGGGATTACGTTGGGCTGCGCGATCAGGTGCGTGCGTGCCAGGAAAGCGGGAAATAATCCATGGCTCTGATTGACCCGGTTTCCGGCAAAAATTTTCCGTCCTGGATGCTGCAGCAGCGGCCTGTTGGTGGTGCGAACCTGACGGGATCTCGCTCTGCCATCAGCACCATGTCCATGGAATGGGTGGACCCGGCATCCGTTGGGGAGATGCTGCGCTCTGCCAAGCAGGGCAATTCCCAGTCCTGGCAGGAATTCTGTGAACTGATTGAGCAGAAAGACCTGCATTATCTGGGTGTGCTGAGCACTCGCAAGCGCACGGTTAGTCAGCTGCCCATCACGGTTGAAGATGCCGGGCCGTCGCCTGATCAGAAAAAGCAGGGTGAATTCGTTCGTGACTGGATTGCCAAGGGCATCTTGCAACGCAGCCTGTTTGATATGCTGGATGCCATTGCCAAAGGATTTTCTGTGATGGCGCTTCAGTGGCATCTTGATGCAGGAAATTACTGGCCGGAAAAACTGATCTGGCGACCGCAGCGGTGGTTCGACATCTCGTATCAGGATGGTGAGACAATCATGCTGAGAGACGATGTTGGATCTGGGGTGACGCCGGACATGGCGGGTGCCGTTCCTGAAATGGGGTTTTCTGGCATTCCGGAACGCAGTGCGGTCATCCATCGGCATCCGTCCTGGTCCGGACTGACCATTGATCAAGGGCTGACGCGGTCCGTTACCTTCAATTCGCTTTTTAAAATGTTTTCAAACCGTGATTGGGGCGTCTTTGTGCAGGCGTTTGGTATCCCGATCCGGGTTGGCAAGTTTGGCCGAGATAGCACGGATGATGACCGCGCCACACTTTGGCAGGCCATTGTCAGTAGTGCCGGGCAGCTCGGCATCATGATCCCCGAAAGCATGATGCTTGAGTTCATCGAGCCCAAGAATGGTGCTGGGTCAAATGATACCCATGAGCGCCGGTGCAAGTGGCTGGACGAACAGACCAGCAAGGCAGTTTTGGGGCAGACCGGCACAACGGACGCCCGTCAGGGCACGCATGCGGCAGCCACCGTGCATCGGCAGGTGCAGGATGACATTGAACGCTCTGACGCCATGTTGCTGGCCCATACGGTCAATAATCAGGTTGTGCGCCATATGATCGACATGAGCTTTGGTGCGCCGGGTGACGGGAATTATCCCGTTGTGAAGATTGGCCGCCCGGACGAAGCGCCACTAGCTGAAGTGATTGCTGCGGTGCAGAACCTTGGACCGCAAGGCTTCAAGATCCGTGCGGATGATCTGTATAGCCGCATGAACCTGACGCCTCCTGAAGAAGGTGACGTGGTTGTGGGCATGATTGCCCAGCCGCAGGTGCCGCAACCGGCCAAGGATCAGCCTGCCCAGGTGAAACCGCCCAAGCAGTTACCCAGTCGTGATCCTGTGCCGACTGTGCGAGATCCGCAGGCGGATGATCAGGAGCAGCAGGTGCAGGCCGATACCACGCTGCATGCGCAGATTGGCAGGTTGGTGAGCAACCATGTGCGCGTGGACGGCCCTTATGTGATTGACCTGATGACCCAGCGTCTGGCGCGTGAGGCGCAGCAGCCGCTGGAGAAGCTGACAGGTGCCGTGCGCACGGAATTTGAGCAGGCTACCAGCAAGCAGGATCTGCGTGATCGTTTGGAGGGGTTGTCCCTGCCGGATGACCAGATCCAGGCAGTGATGGATCAATACATGATCTTGGCTGAACTGGCAGGCGAAGCCATGATGCTGGAGAGCATGAAAGGTGGCTGACAGTATTGTCTCGGGGGTCGGTCTGGCCCCCAAGGACGCTATTTCTTTCTTCCGGGGCAAGGTAAATCGCCAGTCAGCATCCTTCGGCGAACTGGAAGCAGAAGCACACGCCAGATCCTTCAGTGTTGCCGGGGCGATGTCAGATGCCCTCTTAAACGATTTCAGAAAAAATATTGATCAGGCGCTGCGCGGTGAAGTGACGCTGAAGCAACTGGTGCAGGATTTCCCGGATCTTACCAAGCGGTATGGATGGGAATATCATGGCACGCCTGGTTGGCGAGCAATGACCATCTACCAGACAAATCTGAGCACGGCTTACTCGGCTGGACAGTATCGGCAACTCACCACGCCTGAAGCGCTGGATATCTACCCCTATTGGCGATACCGGCACCATGCCTGCCAGAACCCGCGCCCCCAGCATGTTGCCTGGGACGGCCTTATTCTGCGGGCGGATGATCCGTTCTGGGCCACACATTTCCCGCCCAATGGATGGCGGTGCCATTGCACCGTTGAGCCAGTGTCTAGGCGTGATCTGAAAAAGAACAATTGGGTGGTGTCTCAGTCTCCGGTGATTGAGACACGTCCTTGGCGCAACCCCGTGAACGGTCAGATTGTGCACGTGCCGATTGGCATTGATCCGGGGTTTCAGACAAACCCTGGTCTCCTTTGGGCGCAGGCTGAGAAGACGCGTGCTGAGACAGCTATCGTGCCTGCATTGAATGTGAAGGGTAAGCCTGTAACAGAGCTTCCGCCTGTTGACCGTCAGGCTGTCCAGGCCGAGCAGATCGGGCAGCTACTGGAACATCCTGTGGGTGCGGCAAATGCCGGAACGTTGCCGATGGATGTTCAGAAGGTTCTGAACAGCGACGACGACACTGTGCGACTATCAGGTGAAAGCCTGAGCAAGAATCAGACGCATCACGCGGAACTCACGCTTGAGGAATATCAGGCGTTGCCGAAGATGATTGCAGATCCTCAGGTTGTTCTGCGTAGCGGCGAGAACCGTGTGCTGCTGCTGTCTCGCCTTGGGAAGCAGCTCTATCGAATGATTATCAAGACGACGCTGGACAGGACAGAAAACTGGCTTCTGTCCTTCCATGCCGCATCAAAAGACGAAGCGGCGCGGCTTATGCGTGCCAAGGAGATGCTGCTGGATCTGCGCGATCAGAATAATGGGGGGAAATGACACGCGGGTGGGGCCTCCCGGAAACCCCACAATTTGCTCCGCTCTCTTGAGCGTGCCCTGGTCGGGAGAATATCGCCAGATCACCGCGTGTCACTTACGCCTTATACCATTATTGGAGACCGACTGTCATGCCATCAGTTATTGTTAGCGGTAGCACCGGTTCCATTCGTTCCGCACTGGATCGCATCGCGGATATTGGACGCAACCCTTCTGCCGTCCTGGACGCCGTTGGCAATTCAATTCTCAACAATACCCGCCGACGTATGGAACAAGGTGTCGATCCGCATGGTGCGCGCTGGGATAGCTATGCGCCGCTCAACCCGATCTATGCCTCCAGCAAAGAGGGGCCGGGCATTCTGCGTGGTCCAGATTTTTCAACTACGGGTTTATATCGCTCTCTGACTAAGCAGGCTCGTGGCAACACACTGGTATGGGGATCTGCGCTGCCCTATGCGCGCATCCATCAGCTGGGTGGCATCATCCAACCCAGGAACAAACGCTGGCTCTCATTTGAGATGGGTGGACGTCTCTGGCATCTGGACAACGTGGAAATTCCGGCGCGTCCCTACCTCGGATTTACTGAGGAAGACCGCGCAGACCTGATGGGCGAACTGGAGGATTATCTGGATCGTGCTGTCCGCGGGTGACCGATAGGCTATTAAAAGGCGCTTAAAAGGGTCTAAAAGGGGTCTGTGTCGGTTTCTGAGCCTTCCGATCTCCGATTGCCCATGATGGGGCATAACGCGCACCAGCGGGCAAATATGGGAATGGTCTGACTTTGCGGCTGGGGCGAACGTTTCCGCCCTGCGAACCCTGTCTGTAATCCGCCACAACAGGGGCATGCCCACTGTAACCTCATTCCATATGGCGCTGCCAGATGGTTCAGATAACAAACCGCCTGAGTGGATACATCTGACGCCCGCTGGCACGTGGGGCGGCAAGGATGGCCGCGGGCCGTTTGTGCTCAAAGATCCTGCTGGCGTGATCAAGCGCTCCATGCACATGGCTGGCGGCAAGCTGGTGGTAGATGAAAACCACAGCACCCATGTTGCCGGACCCAAGGGGGAGTCCACCCCTGCCGTTGGCTGGGTGGTCGAACTGGCATCACGCCAGGACGGCATCTGGGGCAAGGTCAACTGGACCAAACGAGGAGCCGAACTGATGGGCGATCACGCCTATCGCGGCATTTCGCCCGCCATCGGGTCAAAACCTGACGGCACTGTTGAGTGGATTGAAGCAGTCAGTCTCACCAATCGCCCCAACTTCGGGGTGACAACCCTACATTCCCAACAAAATCAGGAGACGAGGATGGACCTCGCACAGCTACGGCGCACGCTCGGTCTGTCCGAGACGGCGACGGAAGATGACATTAACGCGGCCATTGCACGCGGTAAGGCCGCAGTGACGTTGCACGCCAGCGTGGCAAAAGCGGTTGGCCTGGACGCGAATGCCAGCGATGCCGCTGTGCTTGCTGCCGTCCAGGCAAAGGGTGCGGACGTGAGCACGCATGCACAGGCGACCATTGATAGTCTGCAGGGCCAGTTGACGGCGCAGAAAAAGGCTTTTGACACGCTTCAGGGGCAACTTGCGAAAACTGCAGCGGAAAGCTGGGTCAAGGATCTGAAAAGCCGGAAAGTGGTGAGCGAAAAGGCTGAAGCGGTTCTGGTGACACTGCATATGCAGAACGTATCGGCTGCTGAGGATATGGCAGGCAGTCTGCAGGATGTGCCTGACGAAAGCCTTGCGCGGCTGTCTCTGCACACACAGGGCGCAGGCAAGTCGGGGGAGAAACCGACCGCTCTGGTTGCCGCGATGGAGTCAGCGCTTATTCCTGCTGACAAGGCGGGACGCTGAACATGGCTCTTTCAAAAGATCGCACGCTTCCTGAGAAGAAAGTGTCTCACGCTCCTGAATTCGCTCTGAGTGTCGCTGCTGGCTTCCGCGTTTTCCGTGGATCGATCTGCATTGTCTGTCAGGACGGATCTGTTGTGCCTGCTGGCACGGCGGCTCCGCCTTCGCCTGCGGTCGCCAGTGCGGGCATTGCGCGGCATGCGCAGGATAATACCGGCACCAGCACCGTCATGAGCGCTCAGGTCGGCTCCGGACCAATCTGGTGCGAAAAGAGCTGCTTCGGGTTGCCCTTTGATGAAGCGCCCACATGGGCTGACGTCGGCAAGCCGGTCTTTGCCGTGGACGATGAAACCGTCTCTCTCACTGAAACTCCAGCAAGCGGCGCTGCCCGGCTTCAGGTCGGCACTCTGTCCGGCCTTGAGGCTGACGGCACCGCTTATGTGCTGCTCGCGTAAGGTCTCCCATGGACATCAATATTGGCAACATCAACGCCCTGACGACAACGATCAACAAGGCGTTCAACAAATACATTGAAACGGCCGCGCCAACCTATGGCCGCTTCACCATGACCATTCCCTCCAACGCCGGGGAGAACTTCTACCCGCGCCTGGCGGAAATGCCGGGTCTGCGCGAGTGGGTTGGTCAGAGGGTCATTCATCGGCTTGAGGCGGGTGCCTTTGTCATCCGGAACAAGACGTTTGAAGAAACGCTGGGTATCCGGCGTGAAGATCTGGAAGATGATCAGTTCGGCATCCTTACGCCCGCCATTGAGCAGTTGGCGGCGGATGCGGCAGAAATGCCTGACAAGCTTGTTTATGATGCTCTGGAGACGGGCGTTAAAACGGCCTGCATGGATGGCCAGTATTACTTTGATACGGATCACCAGACCTACAACGAGAATGGCAATCTGACCGCCTATTCCAACCTTGGTGTACCGCAGGGCACTGAGGCAGCTGGCCCTGCCTGGTATCTGTTCTGCACCCGTCGCCCGCTGAAGCCGATGATCTACCAGCCACGCCGCCCATTTGTGGTGACGGCCAAAACCCAGATCACGGCAGGGAATGTGTTCTCGGGCAACGAATTCCTGTGGGGCGTTGATGGCCGGTGTAATGCTGGTCTGGGCATGTATCAGTTCGCCTATCGCAGCACGCGCCCGCTGAATGGTGACAGCTTTGCTGACGCGTTGGCAGCAATGGCATCTCAGCGCCGTAAGGATGGAACGCCCTATGGCATTCGTCCGGATGTTCTGGTTGTGCCGCAGAACCTTGAAAGTGCCGGTCGTCAGCTGCTGAACGGAGACATGGTCGCGATTGAAGCGCCGGACGGAAAAACGTGGATTCCGGGATCAAACGTCTGGAAAGGCGCATGTGACCTGCTGGTGGCCCCGCGCCTCAGCCAGAAAGTGGGAGGCTGATATGGCCGAAGCTCAGAAAAAAGAAGACCCCTCGCAGGCCGTGAAAGATGCAAAAGAGGCTTTTAAAGGCTCTGTTGCCGTGACGTCCAATGGGCACAAATGTGTCGTGCTGCCTGGTCAGATTATTGTGGTCTGCCGGAACGCGGGCTTCCGTCGTGCCGGGATCGAACATCCTGCCATGAAAGTCTATAAGCGCGGCGAGCTGAAGGCGCATCAGCTGGCTATGATGCGGGCCGAGCCTCTGCTCGAAATTATCGAGGTTGGCTGAGCCATGGCTTACGCCACCGTGCAGGACATGGTCGAGCGATTTGGGGAGCGTGCGTTGATTGATGCAACGCGCACGCTCAACCAGGACCGTGACGTCATGGACGTGATCAAGATTAACGGTGCGCTGGAGCGTGCCTCTGCCACGGTGGATAGCTACCTGCAGCGGCGCTATGCGGTGCCGGTCCGTCCTGTCCAGTTGCCGGTGGTGGATGCGACCTGTGCTCTGGCACGGTATATGCTGTGCCAGTTGGATGATAGCGAGCCAGCGCTGCAGATCCAGACGGGGCGCAAGGATGCTCTGAAATGGCTCTCTGATATTGGCTCCGGGGCCGCCACGCTGGATGCCACGGCTGTACCTGACAAGAGCGATACGTGGTCCCGCGTTCAGGCGCGTCCGACCTCCATTCGGGGGAACGGCCTGTGGTAGCGCGCCAGTTTTCTGATGATCAGTATCCAAATTTTCTGGATGGCAATGTTCTGAAAGTTGCCTTCGTCGGCATCATGCAGAAATTGACTGAGGCTTTCGATCCAGACGGATATTCGCACTGTGTCCTGCCGCCCTCTCCGCAGGTGTCAACGTGGAAGCGCATTCAATCGGGAAAGTCCTGTGTTGCCATGACGTTTGGCGGATGGGTGCCTGAAGCCAAAAATGGCCAGACCTTTCGTGGCACGCTGGTTTTTTCGGTTTTCCTGCTGATCAAGCATAGACGCGTGGATGATCTGTGGCTGGGCAACAATGAGCTTTGGGGCTTCGGGACGCTTGGTCTGATTGCCCAGGCGATAGGTTATCTCCATGGCGAGAAGGTGCCTGGGCTGGATGCAACGATGCGCGTGACGCGCCAGATATGCCCGGCAGGTATTGACTGGCTGGATGAGAAATCCGCGCTGGCTGAATTGGAAATCCAGATTGAGGGCGTGGGGCTGGATACGGACGTTTTTACTGACAAACTGCCAGATTTCCTGCGGTTGGCTGAAATATGGACCGTGGATGGGGCAGCCCAGCCACAGGCAATTTTGAATGTGAGGGAAAACGCATGACTGTGCGTGTAACTGTGGCCAAGGGGCGCGTTGTGCGTGACCAGCGTGGCCGGAAATGCCCGGACGGGGACTTTCCCGTCGATGAAAAAGACTTTTTCTGGAGCGCGCATATTCGCAGCGGGGATCTGGAACTGGTGAAACCCAAGGTATCTGACACGGCTGCAGCGGTGCCGGAGCCCAGCAATAAGGTGGCCGCGAAATGACCATTACTGTTGATCAGGTTCCCGCTGGCTGGAAGGTGCCGGGTAGTTACACCCAGGTAAGCGGCTTAAAGAGCAGCACCAGCCTGACAGGCATGCCGCTCAAAGTTTTGCTGATTGGTGTTCTGGGGGCAAACGGCAGTGGAATGCCTCTGACTGTTTACCCATACATCACTGCATCGCAGGCGGCGGCATTGGCGGGAGCTGGTAGTGCTGCCGCCAATATGGTTGCAGCCTTTCGGACTGACGCACCTTATACCGCTGCTGACCTTATTCTGGTCTCTCCTGCCAGCGGGGCTGCCTCTGCCGTATGGACAATTACGCCCTCGGGTCCTGCAAAGGCATCAGGCACGGTGGCGCTTGAAGTCAATGGCTATCGTGTCCCGGCGACTGTGACCAGTGGCATGAAGGTTGTGCAGATTGGGGCCGCTCTTGCCGACGCCTGGACCGATGCGCTTTCTGTCGCCACCGGTTGCGCTCTGGTTGTTGATGCCGCCACCGGCATCCTGACGCTGACAGCCACTGACAAAGGGGCCTGGACGAACGATATCGACGTGCGGGAAAGCAGCCGCTACGGCGACGGTGTTTCTGGTGCCGCATTGACAATTGTGCAGGCGACGCAGGGCGCGGGTGTGCCTGATGTGACGCCTGCGCTGACAACGGTCAGCCGCACATGGTACACTGATATCGCATGGATTACGGCAGACCAGCCAAACCTGTCTGTGTTTGCAACGGAAACGGCGCGCCGATTCAATGCCATGGTTAAGCTGGATACGCATGTCTATCTGGGTATGCGGGGCACATATGGTCAGGCGTTGGCCCTTTCCGAAACCCAGAACTCAAAGTTTGTCAGTATTCTGCCTGCCAACCGCGCACGGTTTTCCCCGTGGGAGGCTGCGGGATCGTTCTGCGCTGTTGCTTCAGCTGCTCTTAATACAGATCCGGCACGCCAGTTGCGTACTTTGGCTCTGACCGCCCTTGCCGGGCGCGGTCCTGATGATGCGGACGATTACGACGACGACACACGCAATGTCCTACTCAATAACGGTATGAGCACTTTCAATGTGCAGCAGGGCGGCGCGGTTGAACTGGAGCGGGTTGTGACCACCAATCTGGTGGATGACACCGGCACCAAGGATGACACCTGGACGGACATCATGTCTCCCAAAGTGGCATCCCGTGTGCGGTATGAGTTCAACACTTTCATCACCACTACATATCCGCGTGCGAAACTGGCTGATGATGGATCGAGATTGGCAAAGGTGAGTGCGGCAAATGTCGTGACGCCATCAACGCTACAGCTTTCATGGGTTGGGCAGTCCACTATCTATGCGGATTACGGCTGGATTGATGACGTGGATATGCTGAGCCCGCAGGCTGTATTTGAGCGCGATACGACAGATCGGAACCGTGTGAATTCCAGCCTGATCATCAACCGTATGGGGAGCCTGATGGTCGTGGCCAACTCCCTCGAATTGCAGGTGTAATATGGCCAAAACCGTAGGCATTATAGAGATCTGGTGGAAAGGCGTTCAGTATGAATGCGTGACTGGCAGTACAATCAAATTGCCTGGTTACAAAAACAACACGCAGGTGACCGGCAGCACCGTGCAGCGTTTCCAGAGCTTTGCCGCAGGCGAAGTGAAAGCAACGCCGGTTCTGAAAAAAGGCATGAAACTGAGTGCATTCACCGCAGACGATGAAGGCGAGCTTCAGGTGCGGTGTGATACCGGGCAGTCTTTCGTGCTGCCGGACGCATTTGTTCTCGACAACCCCACACTGTCCGACCAGGGCGGCAAAGCGCCGGTGACCTGGAATGCGGGCCTGTTTCAGGAAATTGTAAGCTGATGACCACAGACCAGAAATCAATCCTTAACGACCCACGTGTGACGAACAATGCGGACGGCACTGTCTCTGTCACGCTATCCAAACCTGTTTCGTTGACGACAGACGGTGAAGTTTTGACGTCTATCCAGCTTGGTCCACTTAATGGGAAGGCCATGGTGGACATGATCAATTACACCCGTGAAGGCGACCGGATGGCCAGCATTATCCAATCCTCATCAGGGATTGTTGGGCCTAAAGGGGATGCCCTTATCAAGGAATTGTCAGGTTACGACTTCCTGCTTCTGAGTGAAGTCGCTAGCACTTTTTTGGGCAGTGGCCAGACGACTGGCCAGTAATTCTTGCTGCCATTGGCAGCGAGATGGGGTTTGCAGAGGCTGAGCTTCTGACCATGACGCCCAGGCGTGTAGCGTTCTGGGCGGTGGCGTTGGGCAAATTGGCCGAGCGTCGCCGGGACGCGATACGACAGGCGCAAAATGACTGACGATCTGAGAGCAAAATTTGAGCTGGATTTTGCGGTTGGTTCGTCAGAGCCGTTGGTCGCAGTCCGGGAAGTACTGGAACGCATTGACCAAAGTCTGGAAAAGCTGCGTCAGGCGACCAATCCGTTTGCAGAACTGACCGAGCCGGTGGCACGGGCCACGCAGGCCACTAGCCGCCTGAACGAGACAATCACCAGGACAACAGCTGCCACTGAAGCGGCATCCGAGGGTGTTACGGCTTTGGGCAGCGCGCTGAACGAAATTGGCGAAGAGGCTACACAGGCGGCAACAGGTCTGGGCCGCATGGGCACGGAAGCGGAAGAGTCTGCAGGCCGTGTTGCGTCTGCCATGGAGCGGGCTCAGGCTGCGTATCGTGCTGCGGCATCCGTGGGTAATCTGCCGGGAGCGCCTACTGCCGTGCCACCGGGACCGGGATATATCAGCCGGGTTGGGACTGCCGGGCGTGGCTTTAATGATGCCGTGCAGCACGGCATGGGGAGCGCGTTTGGCGCTGCTGCTGCTGGCTTTGGGGTATTGGCTCCGATCAGCTCTGCAGCGGAATATGACAATGATCTCGCGCACATCGGTATTGGTCTGGATCTGCATGGTGCTGCGAACCAGCAGTTTATGGCGGCATATGGTCGCAGACTGGATGCCCTGGCGCGTGATACGGGGCAGACCAGCCCGGAGTTGGTAGCTGCAGCGGGCTTTTTTAACCGAGAAGGCTATTCATCCCAGCGCCTTGATGCAGTTCTGCCGCAGGTGGCCCGCATTTCCACCGCGTATAATGCAGCCCCGGATGCGGTCGCCAAGACGACTTTTGCGCTGCAGGACAACCTGGGAATTAAAGATCAGGATGCATCCGGGGCGCTGGCAGCCATCGCTCTGGCTGGAAAAAGCGCTGACTTGCCATTTGAGAAACTGGCACCTCTGTTTCCTCAGGTCGCTGCCGCTGCAGGCCAGTTAGGGGTTACGGGACGCAGTGGCGTGAATGATCTGGCTGCTGATCTGGCTGTTGTGCGGAAAAGCACTGGCACGGAAGGCGAAGCCGCTACCGATACGCGCGCTTTTATCCAGGCAATTACCTCTCCGCACACGGCCAAGAGGTTTGCCAAGTATGGCGTGGATCTGTTTGGCGTTGAAGAGAACGCGCGCCGAACCGGAATTGATCCGATTGAAGCGGTGATGCAGCAGGTTAACCGCATTACGCGCGGTGGTCAGGATCGGCGTGCTTTGGGTGAACTGTTCAACAACGAGCAGGATCGTGCGTTTACCCAGGCAATCCTGATGCACATGGATCAGTATCAGCAGATCAAGGCGCGTGTGTCTGCTGCAACGCCGGATGTGATCAACAAGGATTTTGACACCGGCCTGCAGTCTACGCTGATCCGTCTGCATGCGTTTGAAGATGGGCTGAGTCAGCTGGAACGCCGAGTGGGCACAGCATTTGTGCCGGTGCTGAATGTGGCAACCATGACGCTGCACGGGCTGACGGTTGGGTTTGACTGGCTGAACCAACATGCGCACGGGCTGGGCTCTACCCTGACGGCTGGTGTCGGGACGGTCCTGGCACTGACTGCAGGTCTTGGCGCTTTAGGTGCAGTTTTGATCCCACTTAAAGCTGGTCTAACGCTGATTGATACGTTGACCGGTGGCTGGATGCTCAAGCTGCTGAGATTGCCCATTACAGGCGTGGTGCGCGGTGTTGGGTTGCTGGCGACGTCGCTGGGACCGGTTGGCGTGGCTGTTGCTGCTGTAACGGCTGCCGTCGGCGTTGGATATCTAGCGTGGCGCAACTGGGACAAGATCAAACCCATGCTGGGCGGACTGGCAAGCTGGATCAGCAGTTGGGCGAAAACCATTGGAGCTTACATTATGGCTCCCCTGCATGCGGTGGACCAGTGGTTTGATCACTCATCCATTGGGCAGGCCATGGACAAATGGCTGGCGCATCCGGCTGTGCCAGCGGCTGTTCCGGCTGCCCCTGGTGCGCAGACTGGTGAGGCAGGTGGCGGAAAGTTTGGGTTGCATGTGAGCCACGATCCGGGGGTGCAGGTGCGGCAGACATCCGGACCGCGCGGGCTGGTTAGTATATCGCCTGACCGTGGGCGCATGGTGGCCCAGCCATGAGCAGCGCTCTTTCCGGACTGACCTCACTCTCCGGCCTTGGCGCCGGGTCTCTGGGTAGCCAGACCAATGTGCTGGGTGGCCTGCTTGGCGGGGCCGTGGGGAGTGCGCTGTCTGTTGCGGCGTGGCGCGGCGTGACGTTCTGGATGCCTAATTCGCAGGACGAGGCTGGACGGCGTGTCCTGCAGGTGTGGTTCCCTGGGCGCGATGACTACCGGGCGCAGGATTTCGGGGCCATGGACGGGATGATCCGTGTTTCCGGCCTGATCATTGGCGATGATTATGTGATCCGAGCGCAACGGATGCGGACCGCGCTGATGCAGGCCGGTGCCGGGACGCTGGTGCATCCGTGGTGGGGTGCGATCCACTGCCGTCTGATGCAGACGGGCACGATCTCCTTTGCGGATGGCGAGATCCGCATGGCGCGGTTTCAGGCCACGTTTGTGCGTGTGCCTGTGCAATCCACCAGCAAGGGGCTGTTTGCGGAGATTGAGGACACGCTGACCAGCGTGTTGACGCAGGCGGACGCCCTGGTTGACCAGGCCGTGCTGACCTGCCGGTCTGTGCTCTCCACGCTGACATTGCCGCTTGCCCTGGTAAGCGCCGTCTCCAGCATCGTTGGCGTGGCGCAGGGCGTGTGGGATGCCGCGACCGGATCAACGGCTTCTCTGCCGGTGCGCACAGCTGCTGCTGCACCGCTGGCCGCTCTATCGGCTGGCGTGCCGGTGCCTGTTTCCAACAGTGACACCAGTTATGCGGACAGTGTCGCCACGGTGCTGTCAGGCGTGCCTGCCGCCGTGGCTCAGGCAGTCTCTCCCACCGCATCCGCCGCCATTGCGCCTGCGGATGCGGTGAGCGGTGTGGATGAGGATGATATTGATCCTGCCGTTGCCACCACGCTGCTGCTGACGGCCACAGAATCCTTGCGCACGGCTGGGCAGACAGCGGCGGCTCAGGCTGCTGATCCGGCATCCGTGCGCGGGCTGATGATGGCATCCACCCTGGTGACGGCAGCGCAGGCCGTGGCTGCGGCATCCTCTCTGTCCTACACCAGTCAGGACGATGCGCTGACGTGGCGCGACCGCCTGCTGGCTGTGCTGGACACTCTGATTGATGACATAGAGACGCTGGCTGGCACCGCCGGGGCTGCTGTGCCGATCAGCGGCATGCTGGGAGCCATACGGGACTGCCAGGCCGCCATCACGGCGGACATATCCGAGCGTCTGGGCCGTCTGCCTGCCGTGATTGCCGTGACTGTGCCGCGCCAGATGAGCGCGTGGCTGGTGGCGTATGCCGTGGCAGGTGACAACACAAGTGAGGTTGAAGGGGTCTGGACAGACATGGTGCAGCGTAATGGCCTGCGTCATCCTGCCGTCACCATTCCGGGTGTGATCCGTGTGCTGCAGCCGGGCGACGTGGCATGAGCGGGAGCACGACCGTCCGTGAGCGGCTGATGACCGTGCAGATTAACGGTCAGACCCTGCGCACATGGAGCGCGTGCGAAGTAGGCCGGGATCTGGCGGATATCGCCGGGGCTTTCCGGATCACCTATCTCGACACAAAGCGGACCTTTGATGCGCTTGGCGGAGACGCACCCGAGTTTGCGCGGGTGCGTGAGCATGATCCGGTAACGATCAAGATCCGTGGCGAAGTGGTCCTGAAGGGCTACGTGGACAACATCCAGTTGCGTATGGCCGACAGCCAGATTGAGGCCATTATATCCGGGCGTGACGTGACTGGTGACATGGTGGATTGCTGCTCCAATCCTACCGGGCCGGGCGAATATCGGCAGATTGATCTGGTGACGGTGGTGGGCAAGCTGGCCAGCCCTTACGGCGTAGCGGTCGAAAGCGAGATTGATCCGGGCGCGCCGTTTACCCTGGTCGCCGTTGATCCGGGCGAGAGGACCATGCAGACGGTTGAAAAACTGAGCCGCCAGCGGGGTGTGTTGGTTGTTTCAGACGGGATTGGTGGCCTACGCCTGACTAAGGCCGGGACAACCCGTGCGCCGGAGGATCTGCGCATGGGGGACAACATTGAGGAAATTGATGCTCAGGTGGATGTGCGGGAGCATTATTCTGACATCTGGATCAAAGGGGCTTTTAAGAGCGTTTTAAGGCCCAAAAAAGCAGCGCTTGATGCCTCTGCTGCTCCACTGACTGACAAGCCGGAGCCAGCCCCTGCTGCGCCCAGTCACACCAAAACCGAGAGCATGGCCGTGGTGCGGTATGGCCATGCCATAGATCCGTCCGTGCGGCGCTATCGGCCTGCTGTGTTTTTGGCCGCAACGCAGTCTGGTGGATCTGAGGCAACACAGACCGCAACGGATGTGCCGCTGGACAGCACGGCGCAGGGCTTGAGCATGGATGCCGGGCCTGCGCCCATGGCGTATCATGCGGGCAGCCGACGTGCGCCCCGTAAAGCGCGCAAGCCCCGGACAGACGCCAGCCCCTGGACGCTGCAGGATCAGGCAGACTGGCGGATGCGCACCACACGCGCGCACGGCACGATGCGGATCTACACCGTGGCCGGACTGGCCGCACGCAATGGCGAGCGCTGGAAACCAAATGCGCTGGTGTATGTGCATGATCCTTACAGCGGACTTGACCAGGACATGCTGATTGGTGCTGTCACCTACGTGGATGATGAGAGCGGGTATAAGACGCGCATCAGCGTGGTGCCCCCTGACACGTATGATCTGACCGGCGACAATGACCGCGTGAAAAAAGGCACGCGCCGGAGCGGCCTGATCACTGCGAGGGGTGCATGAGCAGGAGCGTGCGGGATCTGTATATGTCCCTGCGCGGGCTGATCAGCCGGGCGGTTGTGCGGGATCTGGATGACAGCGGAGCCAATCAGACGGTGACGCTCGACACTCACTATGGGCGCACGCGTGGAAGAGTTCCGGTGCATTTCCCATTTGGCTTTGGTTCCCATGTTCCGCACGATGGCGCGGTGACGGCGGTGGTGGCCGCAGGCGGTGACCATGCTGACCCGATTGCGTTGCCGCCCAGCAATCCTGCAGCCTCCCGCATGGGCAATCTGGCCGAAGGCGAAACGGTGCTCTATGACGCCGCCGGGCAGAAAATCTATCTGATGGGCGGCAAGATTATCCGGGTGGACGCTGCCGAGCAGCTTGAGGTGCGTATTGCAGGCAAGAGCATCCTGACGGTAGACAAGGATGGCGCGGCGCTGACCGGCACCCTGAAGGTCAGCAAAGACATTATTGCCCAGGGTGACGTGAGCGCATCAGGCACGGTTACGGGCCAGAAGGACGTTGTGGGTGCTGGCAAAAGCCTGAAGGGCCACGCGCATACCAGCGGGAAAGAAGGCAGCCCGACGTCCGCGCCGCTGTAACGGGGTCGAAGGTTTCCGCCCTGCGACAATCCCGCATAATCCCGCATCAGGTGGGATATGGAGACGCCAACCACCCTTATGATGCGGTCAAACGCTGCTGGCAGGCTGGATCTTGTTGTCCAGGCCGGTGCCGGTGGCCGTGGCACGCTGGCGGTTGATGCGTCTCTGGCGACATGCGCCCAACTGGCGCTGCAATGCGACCGGCGTGCGGCATCTGATGACACCCTTCCAAATGAAATCAGTCTGCTGCCAGCACAGTCCGCTGGCCTGCTGGCGCGCCGGGGGTGGATTGGCGATATCCTGATCGACACCCGGTTTGGTAGTCGGCTGTGGTTACTGGCGCGCGGAAAATATGATGAGGCGGACCGTCTGCTGGGCGCTGGTTATGCGGATGAGAGCATGGCCAGCATCCGGGCGTATTGGGGTGTCAGTATCTCGGTAACCGCTGCCCTGGTTGGCCGTGGCATCATGCAGATATCCAGCGCGATTGGCGCGGTTTCGGTTTCCCGCACTGTGAGTGCAACCGCATGAGCTGGGCGATCCCGACAACGCGCACTCTGGCGCAGCGTTTGGCAGCCAGCATGCTGGCGCAGCAGTTTGTGGCGGCAGACGGCACCGTTGTGCGCCTGGACCCCAACGCCCCCCATACGCTGGAGCAGGTTTTGGGCGTTGTGTGGACGCTGGCACTTTCCGAAGTTTACAGCGCCATCCGCGACCAATTACTTGAAATGATGGTGACGACGGCAACCGACGACGGATTGCTGTCCCAGCACGCCGAAGAGTGGGGCGTGCCGCGCAAGCCAGCCACCGGAGCCATCGGCAATGTGCTGGTCACGGTCAGCGCGGATGTGACGCTGCCCATTGGCACGGCTCTGGTGTCTGACGGCAGTGTGCAGTGGCTGGTGACCACCGCAACCACCGTTGCGGCTGGCGCTACCGGCAGTGTGCCCGTGCAGGCCAGCACCACCGGGACCGTCGGCAATCTGGCAGCCGGAACAGAGTTGACGTTGGTCTCTCCTGTAGCGGGTGTGACATCCGTTGTGGTGGATGATCAGGGGCTGGCCGGTGGCGCGGAGATTGAGGCCATTGAGAGCTGGCGTGAGCGGATCATATCGAAGATCCGCAATCCGGTAGCGGGTGGCACCCCCACTGACTACGAAGGCTGGGCCAAGGATGCGGGTGCCGCTTACGTCAAGGTGATCCCTGAGGCGTATGGGCGTGGCACCGTGGGCATTGTAATTGCCATGGCTGGTCCTGCCGTGCCGACAGATGCGCAGGTTGCATCTGTGCAGGCGTATATTGATACGTTACGGCCTGTAACAGCCAAGGTGACGGTCGTGGCGGCCCAACTGGTGCAGCGCAGTCCCGCCGTGGCGCTGAATCCAGATACCACATCTTCCCGCCAGCAGATTACTGCTGAGCTGACGGCCTATTATCCTTCCAAGGGCATTGGCGGGAAGCTGTATGTGGCTGAGATTGTGGCTGTGCTGACCACCATCAACGGCACCAGCAATGATCTGATCTCACCCACGGCGGATGAGAAACTGGCGGACAACCAGATTGCTGTGCTGGGTGCTGTAGACTGGCGGGGTGCCGCGTGAGCCGCACTGCTGAACAGATCCGTGACGAATGGCTGCATGATCTGATGCCGCCCGGAGCCATTGAGCGCAGCCCGGATGGTAATCTGGCCAAGTTTCTGCTGGCTTTTGCAGGACCGTTCGCAACGCTTGAAGGCGACATTGACGGTCTTGCGCAGGAGATTTCACCGCGCACGGCTGTTGGGCTGCTGGCGGATTATGAGGCCGTTCTTGGGCCAGATCCATGCGGGCGTGACCAGGGCAATCTGACGCTGGAGCAGCGGCAGGCACTTGCCTATCAGCGCTGGGTTGCCGGTGCCGGTGTGACGCCCGCGTTTTTCATCGGGATGGCGCAGGCCGCTGGCTACACGATCACGATCGAGGAGCCGGACACCCCGGTGCATGGCCGCGTGCGGTGCGGTGAGACGCGCTATGGCACGTCTGACCTGCGGTTCCTGTGGATCGTGACTCTTCCCACCAAAACAACCGGACTGGAGTGCCCCATGCAGCGGCTTTGCCCTGCGCACACGACCCTTGTTTTCAAATACGCGGACGCTGCCTGATGGTCGATTATACGAAAGCTGATGGCTATGTGGTGGACGCAAAAGGCCGTAGGCAATACGTCAATCGTGATGATGCCAATCTGGTTCCGGGCACCGAGATTGACGCGGATGACCACAATCAGCTGCGCAATGATGTAGTCAATGCAATCGCTCAATCCGGGATCACGCCGAACAATGACGACGATACCCAGCTCTATCAGGCAATTGTAAAAATTGCCGATGAAAGAGAAGCTGCCGGGGAAATCGGTTTTACGCCTGTCGAACAAGGCGGCATTGACGGTCTGACGGATGACAAGGTCCAGATCGGCAACAGCGCCAATGGGCTGGCGGCTTACGTTTCCGGAAAATTTTCGGGGGTGTTTGCTTACACCTCTGTTGCGGCGATCTACCCAGTAGCGATTGGCATTGATCAGACAAATCTGTTCCCGTGGTTTTCGGATAATAAAGGCAAATTCTATAATCTGGCGACCCGTGAATGGGTGATAAATGCATACGCAACCACGACGGCGCTCAATAGAGAAATAACGCGGGCGAAGGGCGCTGAAAGTGATCTGCAGGCTGCAGTCAATGGGAAGCAGCCTGCCGGGGATTACGCGACAAACGCGGCCCTCACTAATGAAGTGACCGCCAGAGCAAATGCCGTTGCGGCCCTAGATGGGGCAAAGGTGAACCGTGCCGGTGACACGATGACCGGTTCACTTTCCGCGTTTAATAGCCCTACGTTGACGGATGGCGTTTATAACTATTCTCCCGGTTTCCGGTCCTATACGAACTCCCGTGCAGGATTCACCCTGTTCTCTCAGGACAAGGTGGGGGATGGCGCGACGGCCTGCGGTGTATTGGTCTATGAGTGGAACGGACAGCAGCAGCAGTATTGGTGGTTTGGTCCTGACGGCTCTATCGGGCAATCCTCAAAGGGAAATGTCGCCTACGTCAGCCAAATCCCTACGGATTACATTTCGCAGAGCACCTATCAGGCGGATTTTGATTCCGGGGACAGCCGTATCCACGACGGCCCTTATAGCAAGCGCACCCAGCATTTTCGTGCCACTGCGTCCGCTGGGGACTACATAACATTCCCTGCGAAAATGGGCTCAGTTGATGCCTGTACGGTCCAGGCGGAGGCCAATACGGACTATAACTGTAAAGGCTTTAATACCGACAACAACGGAACGTATCTGCACATTAACGGTGGTGGCACCAACGTGCAGGTAACTGTTCTGGTCTCAGGGACAAAACTATGACGGACACACCTCTCACCGGTGCGGGGCTGATCGCCTCCGCATATCCGGCGCGGTATTACGCGCAATACGACCGGACTGCGACCGGGATCACGCAGGTAACAGCGCTGATTGATACGCTGGCTGATACCGCAGTGATCAATGCACTGCCCGCAGCGGCAGATATGGTGGCGCTGACATCTGATCAATGGGCGCTGGCACAGACTGCTCGCTCGCTCCACGTCCAGGGCGGATTGCTGCTTTATCCAGCCCGGTATTACGCGGAGTATGATGCCTCCGCCGTCCAGCCGACCCGCGTCATATCGTGGACGGATATGTGGGAGTGGTCTGATTTGGGCAGCGCGCCAGATATCAGCAACCTGCTCGCTGTTTCCCCGACCGATTGGGCAGACCAATCTTTCCGGCGCAATGGTAAAGGCGTGCAGGACGGACAAATCATTGATTATACGCCGCCTGTTCCTGTCGCCCTGCAGGCGCAGATGGTACTGTCAGGCGTGCCTGGCCAGACCTGGGCCAAATTTGGGTCCAAGGGGAAAGCCGTGCCCCAAGCCTGGGTGGATTATCAGGATGCCCTTGAGGCCATTGCTGATGGCACGGACACCACCTCCACCACGCTGCCAGCGGAGCCCGCGAGCTGATGGCAGATTTCCGGTTCAAACGATCCGGGACGTTTTTGCTGACGTGCCTGCATATGGATGACGTGGGCGCTCCGTTGGATCTGGACGGCGCGACGGTCAGCGCGGAGCTGCGGGACACCCAGAACGACCTAGTCGCATCTTTGGAGGTGACACCCGTGACGGATCAGGTGGGGACTTACGTCCTATCTTACGACGGCGACACCTCAGGTTGGCCCCTTGGCCTGCTCCGGACTGATGTCAAAGCTGTCTTGGCGGACGGCACAATCTCTCACACGGATACCGTTACTATAGTTGTTGTCGATAGAGTGACCCAATGAGCATCAAGGTGACAGATGCCAGTAATCGGCCATCTAATGTGCTGATTTCTGGAACGGCTCCAGGCACAAAGGGCGATCCCGGACCAACCATCGAGAGCATGGCGCTGGATGGCGATAACATCCTGACCGCGACGATGTCTGACGGATCGCAAGTGAGGTGTGATGCTGGGCAACTAGTGCAGTCGGCTGCCGAAAATGCCGTATCATCAGTTACCGAGAGCATGGTGTTTTTTGTCGATGAGCGCGGGGCCAAAATCGGAATCGAGCTGCCAACGGAAGACCCAAACATCCGAGGTTACGCCTGGCTTAATGGCGATTACATCTGTGTATCTCATGGACCTGACGCATGAAAAAACTGCTCCTGATTGCTCTGGCTTCCCTCGTCGGCGCAGCAGCTGTTGCCGCGCCGAATCATACGCGCTCTGAATACTCTGGATTAGGTCCTCCCCAGGAGGCCAGAAATTCCGGCATTATGGCTCGTTCGTTTTCCGTTGTGCGCCGCCCGACAAAACCATCAACGGGACTGGATGCGACAACCGTTATTCCGGGCGCATATGGTGACGGCTCCGATGCAACGCCGGAACAGATCGCCCATATGGCCGATGGTGCCGTCCAGCAGACTGACCTTAATGCTCCGAACGGTGTTTCCGGCCTTAACGCTGCGTCCGAGGCAGTTTCCCCAGTTAATACCTCAGGCGCTGTATCTCAGGGTGCGCAAAGTGCCGTTCCCAAATTGCCGTATACGGGCTGGACAACTAACGAGGCAGCGTATGCGGGTGGTCCTATCGTAACGATGGGCAAGGCGATCCCAAATATGGCCGACCGTATGGCTCTATTTGGCGGCCATCGTTTATACGACAGCATGTTCAGCAAATTTTATGCTCTCCCCTACGGTGTGGGGGATGGCGGCGGCTGTGTGCATTCCGTTCTCATGACCTTTGCGCCGGGCACTGGCGCAAACTGTGGTGCTGGAGGCTGGGATGCGGTGACGCAGTATGAACTTGCGTCCAATAATCCGCCCTGGCTTGTGGCTGGTGCTGATTTCAGGGACGAGGACGGTGTTGCGCATAGCGTGACGTTTACTGCTAACGGCGCATTTATCCGCCCTGCGCTAACCCCTGCAGACCAAACTCTGCTCAAATCGGGTATGCATGTCCTGACAAATATTGTTGCAGGACCAGTCGTCTACAGTGGCAAAAATCTCGACGGCGACGCAACCCACATGAATAGGGACCAGCAGTTCTACGGTGGTATGCTGGGCACGTGGCGGGACGGATCAGACGGTGACGGGACGTTTACCCAGATCACGCTGGGGGCCAACTGGTCTCGCGTTACAGCCGATAGCACCGCTGTTGATGCTGGCCACATCCCGGCAGTTGGCACCATCAATAATGCTGCAACCGGACGGACCGATGTCCTGGACACGGATATTTATGGGGCCTACACGCATCCGCTTCTGGCGTTTGGCACATATATCAAACATTTTACGCGTAACACGACCTGTCTGGTCAGGGCTAATGCCGATGCGACTGGTGGCGATGCCGCGAAACTGTTAGGTGCCAGCCGAAAATGCGACGAAGAAATTGATATGTGGTACTACGGGCCGGATTACGGTGCCACTATGCACGGCCTTACGATTGGCTACGCGGGGAACAAGCCCAGCAACGACAGCTACGGTCTGGCGATAGCAGGCGCATTGCCGACAGGGGAGCGAATCTGGCTCGGTGCTGATGGTCATGACATTGATGGGGATATCGTCAAATCAGGCCGCCGCCAGGGGCCAGCACCTACAGTTGGCGCAGCTGAACTCATCTGGGAATGGTGGCAACAGCCGTCGACAAAAACCGCGTATAATGAGGCGGTAAAATTGTGGGCGCGTGTCAATTCAGTCTCTAATCCTGCAAGCGTAAACAATCCTGTAACAGGGCAGGACGTGTCTTATTGGTTGGGGCCGCGTGAATCCTCCACGCAATTTAAAATTGACGGCTGGATGCTGGGGGCGCTCGGATTTAATCCGGTGTGGTCGCCAGGTGGGGCTGTGCTATGTGGCACAAATGAGACTGATAACACAGGCAATGCGTGTCTGACCGTTGCCAAAGATGGGGCAGTAAATACCCAGCGATTGACAGTTAACGGGAGAGCAATCGTTAACGGCCAACTAGTCGAGCAGACTGTCACGATATCCACCCTGCCAGCAGCTGTGGCGGACGGGGCTGAGGTATGGGTCCAGGATTGCTATATTAATGGCGTCAAGGGATGCGCTGCTCGGTGGCACCAAAATGCCGGTCACTGGATGGGGCCGGACAACAAACTGCTCCAGTCGCAGTGATGATTAACCTTATCGCGCTCTGGCATACCTTTGGGCCAGCTATTGAGACGGTGGGAGGCGGTGCGCTTGGCTGGTATGGCCGGATCGCCAGGACACGCGCGCTTACCCGCCGCGACCGACTGGATGCGGGAGCTCAGGCTCTCCGCCTGACGGAGATGCTGACCGCCCGCGAGCGTGTTCTCAGTGACCGACTTGATACGCTTCAGCAGCATCATTGGATGCTGCTGGATCAGGTGCAGGACGTTTATGCGGAGGCCATTGCCGTCCGCCTTATCGTGCATGATCTGGACGCCATTGCGGGGAGACCCCTGCGCCAGTTCCGTCCCTTGCCGCCATACCCATTCCCTGCCCAGGATGATCAACCTGCGGCGGGGGCTACGGCTGCTGACACAGCCGAGCCGCGTGCCGTAAACACGCACGGATAACCGCCCCGCCACCCCTGCAGGGGCGTGGGCTTACTGACGGTAATTTTCTATGGAGTCCAGACTTACCCCTGATTTAATACCCATTCGGCCTGTCCGTCCGGTGGCACCTTATATAGGTGGCAAGCGGCGGCTGGCAGCCAGACTCGTGGAGATACAAAGCGAGATCCCCCACAAGGCTTACGTTGAGCCATTTGTGGGCATGGGTGGCGTTTTTTTTCGCCGCCCGTGGCTGACACCATGTGAGGTGATCAATGACCTTTCGCGCGATGTCTCTGGCCTCTTCCGAGTCCTGCAGCGTCACTATGTTGCCCTGATGGATATGTTGCGGTGGCAAGTGACGTCACGCGACGAGTTTGAGCGCCTGCGCCTGGCGCAGCCAGACAGCCTGACTGACCTAGAGCGAGCGGTGCGGTTCCTGTATCTCCAGCGCACAGCTTTTGGTGGCAAGGTTCAGGGGCGTAACTTCGGAGTGTCAATGCGAGGAGCCCGTTTTGACATTCACGCTTTGAGCGAGGCGTTGCAGGATGTGCACAGGCGCTTGAGCCGGGTGACGATCGAGTGTCTGCCGTTTGACGATGTGCTGAGGCGCTATGATCGTCCAGACACGTTATTTTATCTGGACCCACCGTATTGGGGCAACGAGGATGACTATGGAGCGCCCTTCAAACGTGAGGACTTTCATATCTTGCTGACTGCTCTGGAGCGGACGCAGGGACGGTTTGTTATGTCGATCAATGACCGGCCTGAAGTGCGGCAGATGTTTGGTGGATTTAACCTAGAGGCCGTGTCGGTCCCTTATACGGTTGGCGGAGGCAAAAAGCAGCGCCCATTTGGGGAGCTAATAATCACCAATTAAGGGGCATTTAAGAGGCGTTTAAATGTGCCTCAAAAGCGGGTTGCTGGCGTGTTTTTTGGGTTCCAAATTATATGGCCACGAGTTCCAAACCATGCGGCCCGCTACATTCGATCAGATGGCGCTTTTTATACAGATGCCAATTGTAAGGTGGCTTTGATTTCCGGTTCTTTTTCGGCGGAATACAGGCTGTGATATTGCGTTCTGCAAGCGATAACCTGATCTGGTTGCTGTCGTAGCCTCTGTCGCCGATGACTTCTTCTGTCTCATCGGGGAGGTCTGCCAGAAGCACGTCTGCACCCCTGAAGTCACTGACCTGCCCCATAGTCAGATGTAGACGGACCGGTCGGCCTTGATCATCACACACGGCGTGAAGTTTTGAGTTCAGGCCGCCTTTTGTCCGTCCGATATGGCGGGGAAAAGC